AAATTCTGCTCAAGTAGGGCAAGCAATTCGCGTTGATGTTGAACCTGTAGGCAATGTATCAAACATTACTCCTGCAATGGTCGTTCCTGATCCTACTGGACAGACTTCTGGTTTTACCGACATTATCATTACTAAGTCGCGCGCGGCTGAGTTTGGTTTTAATGGTGAAGATCAATTAGGTCTTAACACTGGTGCTGGATACGGAACTGTCCGCGCTAACAAGATTGCACAAGCTATTCGTGCTGTCACCAACGAAGTAGAAACTGACCTTTGTGGTTTGCAGTCTACTTTCTCTCGCGCTGTCGGTACTGCTGGTACTACTCCTTTTGGAACAGCTAATGATTACACTGATGCATCTAAAGCTCTACAAGTGCTTAAAGACAATGGCGCTCCTTTACAGGACAACCAATTAGTCATTAACACTAATGCTGGTGTAAACATGCTAGGTAAGCAAGCAAACGTATCTGATGCTGGTAGTGACTCTATCTTGCGTCAAGGTGTATTGCTAGATGTTAACGGAATGCCTATTCGTGAGTCTGCACAGGTTAATACTGTTGCTGCTGTTGGTACTTCTGCGAACGCTGTTACCACTGCTGGACATGCTGTAGATTCTACAAGCATTGTGCTTAAAGCGTCTGGTACTGGAACTATCCTAGCAGGTGATGTAATTACCTTTGCTGGTGATACTAACCAGTACACTGTTGTAACTGGTGCAGGTGCTGTATCTGGCGCAACTATTGTTATTGCTGCTCCAGGATTGCGTCAAGCACTTCCTGCTGGCGACAAAGCAATTAGTATTGCTGCTGTTTCTGCTCGTAACATGGCGTTTAACCGTTCTGCAATCGTTCTAGCGGCTCGCGCCCCTGCTCGACCAGCCGAAGGTGATATGGCCTCTGATGTGATCGTTATTACTGATCCACGTTCAGGATTGAGCATGGAATTTGCCATGTATCAAGGTTACAGAAAAGTACGTTACGAAGTAGCCCTAGCTTGGGGTGTTAAGAACATCAAGCCAGAGCATACTGCCCTGTTACTTGGGTAATTAAAACTAGCCTCACTCTTTCGGGGGTGGGGCTTTTTATTGAGGTTATTATGGCAACAATCGTCGTTGAAACAGGTTCAGGTTCAAGTACATCTAACTCCTATGTGAGTGCGGCTGAACTTGCAACTTATGCCGCAGACCGAGGTATTACGGTCACTGGCACTGCTAATTTGTTGCTAATTCGCGCAATGGATTACATAGAGAGTAAAAACTTTGTAGGTACAAAGGGATCGAAAGGTCAGGCTCTTATGTGGCCCAGAACTGGCGTTATGTTAAACAGTTATTATTTTGCATCAGATGCAATACCACAATTGCTAAAAGATGCCCAAATTGAAACCGCTATTGCCATAGGCGATGGTGTTGATCCGCTTGATAACCAAGCAAGACAGACAATTAAAGAAAAAGTAGGAAGCTTAGAAGTTGAGTATGCACAACAAGCTAGAGCGATAACGTTCTTAACCGCTGTTGATGTAAAGCTATCGAAGATTACCAATAGATCGAGCAGGGTGATCCGTGTTTGATTATAACAATCTACAAAAAACAGCCACCAAATTAATTGCAAACTTTGGCGCACCTTTAACTGTAACTCGCTCAACAGGGCAGACGTTCAATCCTAGCACTGGGGCTTATTCGACAGGTTCAACTGCTACTTTTGCGCTAAAAGGCGTTAGAGCGCAGTTTAACGTTATGGAAGCGGCTAGTAACAACGTACAAGACAGTGATGTACGAATATTGGCTCAATCAGGCGTAACTGTTCCAGTAATTAACGATAGCGTAACGTTTGACTCAATTGTTTATCGGGTAATGGACGTTAAAACTGAGTCACCATCAGGAACGGATATATTTTATGACCTTCACTGCCGATCTTAATAAGTTTGCACAAAATACAAATAGAAAAGTAGCTGATGTAATACAAGAAGTTGCTGTTGATTTGTTTTCTGCAATCATTAAGGAAACACCAATTGGTGATCCATCTTTATGGCAAAGCAAACCACCGCCAGATTATGTCCCAGGTTCATTGCAAAGTAATTGGCAATGCTCATTAGGATCGCCAGAATCAGGCAGATTGACAGCCATAAACTCTACTGGGTCTATTATTTCAACAATGAAAGCAGTGGTTGAGGGTTATCAGTCAGATCAGCCTATTCATCTTGTCAATAACTTACCTTATGCAGAAAGAATTGAGTATTTAGGGTGGTCACATATTCAAAAGCCGGAAGGAATGGTTCGCGTATCTATTGCTACGTTTGGACAGAAATTTAATAAAGCATTAGCGAAGGTGGCGGCATGAGTACAGTATTTGCAGACATTAGTTCCGCTTTAGATACCCGATTAAATGCCCTTGCAGGAAATATACCTACTGCATGGGAAAATACCGCATTTGTTCCTATAAAAGATATTCTTTACTTACGTCCCAGCATTTTACCTGCACCAACCATACAGGCTGCACTAGGCGTTAGTGGCATTGACGAATACATAGGAATTTACCAGATAGATATATTTGCGCCAGCAGGAAAAGGGCGTAGCGAAGCAGAAATCAAAGCCGATTCTGTTGCTGACCACTTTAAACGTGGAACGGATTTATCTAGTAATGGAAAGACTATTAGGCTTGGTAACGTATCACGAAACGCAGGAATAAGAAGCGAAGACCGTTTTATTATTTCGATCTCTATTAACTATATGGCCCATGTAACTCCGAGGTAAATTATGACTATTGCAACTGGCTCGCGCCACAATTTAGCGTATGTTCTTGAAACAACGTTTGGCACTACACCTTCATCCCCAGGATTCACCCCCATTCGTCACACTGGAACAACATTAGGTCTGTCAAAAGACGCTGTTGAGTCAGAAGAATTGCGTGAAGACCGACAAATTGCTCATTTTAGGCATGGAAACAAGTCTGTAACAGGCGATATTAATTTTGAAATGTCTTATGGCGGCTTAGATGACCTATGGCAAGCAACTTTGTGCGGAACTTGGGCTGGAAACGTGCTTAAAGCAGGTACAACACGTAGAAGTTTTACTGTTGAACGGCATCACCAAGATATTGGCAAGTTTTTGCGCTCTACAGGCTGTCAATTTAACTATATGTCTCTATCTGTTGCGCCAAATTCAATGGTCACTGGATCATTTGGCATTATTGGTTCTGGATTTACTACATCAGGCAGTGCATTGGGAAGCTCTAGTTACAGCGCAGAAACAACAACTGCACCGTTTGATTCGTTTTCAGGATCAATTACTGAGGGTGGAAGTGCCATTGCTGTAATTACTGCACTTGAACTGGCAATTGATAACGGTATGGAGGCTCTTTATGTAGTTGGTTCTGCTGATACCTTGCTTCCGTCTATTGGAAAATCAAGCATAACTGGTTCTGTTACAGCGTATTTTGAAAATACAACTTTAATTGACAAGTTTATTAACGAAACTACTTCGTCAATTCAGTTTACGCTAACTGACGCGCTTGGTAATGACTATATTGTTTTGCTTCCCAAAGTAAAATATAACTCTGGCAATCCAGAAGTCTCTGGCCCAGGGGCGGTAACTGTAACATTAGACTTTATTGCTTTATACAACGCATCTGATGCGTCACAAATTAAAGTCACTAGAGTACCAGCTTAATTTCATAGATCGAGGCTACCACTAGATCGAGTAACTACTATAATTAAATCATAAGGCACAAAATGGACATTAATAATTTATATACGGCAGAAGCACACGAAGAGGGGGCTGAGATATGCATTGTAAGCCCCTTAGACGGCAAAGAAACGGATTTCTACATAACCCTTCAAGGCATTGACTCAAAGACCTACAGAACGGCTGTAAGGGCTTATCATAGAAAGTTAATTGCAGAAGAAGAGGGTGGTGAAATTGATCTTTTAGTAGCCATTACTAAAGGTTGGCGTGGTTTAAAAAATAACGGCAAAGAAGTACCGTTTACGCCAAAAATGGCAAACGATGTATATATAAATGCGCCAAGTGTCTCAACACAAATTGACCAGTTTGTGTCGGACAGGACAAATTTTATCAAAGGCTAATTGACGAGTTAAGTGTTTACGCTAAATGGCAATTTTGGTCAGTTGGTTACGACAAAGGTTCATCTGTTAGTCGTATTGATAACTTAGAGCAAGTTGCCAAGTCTCTTGGCCGAAAACCTAAAGAATTAGAAAATGCACCTAAATTGAGGTCAGAACTGCGCTATTTGTGGTCAACTTTTGTTGAAATCAAAAACGCATCATCTAGCTCAATTACCTTTCCCGAAATAAACGCCTATATGCAGATTTACGGTAATCTCAACACGTTTGAGGTTGATGTTATTTGTCAATTAGATGGACTGCATACTAAAGAGACTGATAATTATGGAGCAAATTG